ATGATACCTCTTCCTATATAAAAGATTTATTGGTTAGTGGGTACGCTGAAGACTCTGCCTTGGTTAGTAATGCGAAGCAAAATGTAAATTCAACCATTGAAACTTATGAAAATAAAATAAATAGAAGAAAGAAACAAATACAAATAGCTGTAGTTTTGGGAGGCGCAGAAATAGGGAAAGTTCCTGTTAATGATTTTTCATTCTTAGATAACACACAAATAAAAATACATGAAAAGGCTCAATCAAGGTTAGCCTTTCTACCTGGAGAAGTTTCCAGTGTCGTGCTGCCTTTAAAGATAGCAAGTACAATAAAGAAAGACACTGCCTTAAAAACAGTTTATATAAATCATTTACATGTTCCTACGACAGGAAGAGGTTCAATAATATCATCGGCATCATCGGTAACATCTACCCAAGCCCCTGTAGTGTCCCTCACAGACAACATCGTAACTACAGATTTGATTTCTTGTTATAATTTTTTAGGGGCTAATGTAGAATCCAAACCAGACTCAATAAATTTTAGCGTAGAAAATACCGCTGATACTGGGACTTCATACAATGCACAAATAGTAGCAAGCTCTTTTGACACCGTGTATCCCTCTGGAGTTGGGATAGCCCAGTTCAAGGGTATTTGTAGTTTCTTCTCAGGGACAAATACTAAAGCGTCCTACTACTTATCTCCTCCCTCTGCCCAGTACCTACAGTCCCCATACAATCCTTTAAGTTATATGAGGCTTCCTCAAAATATAAATGATTTTGAAAGTCTTCTTTATAAGAGAGAAGGTTTTACTCTAGATTGTTGGATTCATGTACCCACATTAATGACAAGTAGTTATGATGGGTGGGATACTTCTCTAGAATCCTCCTCCATGCACAGGATTCTTTTAGGTAATGAGAACCGTGGGGGAGATAAGCAGGTTACAGACGCAGAAAGAATGGAGATATTCCAAGATTACGACTCCGTTAAGGGTTTATTGGTAGGCTTTACGAGGGATAGGAGATTTACAAAGAACTTACCTCTTTCAAATGATACTGGACTAAACCCTGTAGATTCTGATCTAAAGTTTTATATGGCACCCACAAGGTCTATAAATACTAGTAGTATAACTTTCATACCAAAAGCTAGTTTAGATTGTTTCGCAAATACCACCGACCCCCAGAGATATTTGGGAGCAGTGTTAGATGTGACAGGTCCTACTGGGACTACTTCTGCTTTGGGAGATTGTTCATCTACTTTTAAGCATTTATCTATAACTTGTGATCCTTCTGGGGATGGAAGAGTTGCTATTTACTCTGATGGGGTAGAGGTTCTGTCTCAAAATTATGTTAATACTTTTGGATTTACAGGACCTCCTAATATCCCGTCTCCTGTAGATTCTAGTAGCTTCAGCTACACAAATTTATATGAAAATTCTTTACCAAAAGGATCTATAACCTATATTCCATCTGCTGTATATCAGGGAGATTTCTGGAGATGGAATGCCCCAGGAGCGGCAGGGTTTACCCCTTGGATAATTGGTGGCGGTTACACAGACGGAATGACCAATAAAGAATTTGGATATAGCCCAAGCTCCGATTCGGGTATGAATTTTCTTGGATCTAAGGACGGTGGCTTAAGAAGTGGCTTTAATGGAATGGTCGGGAGTTTAAAGCTATATAAAAGGGCACTAAATAGTGCGGAAGTATTAAAGAACTTTAATGCTCAGAAGGGATTCTTTAAGAATATACAAACATAATGATTTCTGATAACAAAAATATTTACGGATCTTTGCCTTCTAAAGCAGCTAAGAGACAGATAGCCTCCCAAAATAAATTTTTAATGGGTATTAGCTATCCTTTTGCTCAATCTAGAACAAAAAGAGTCCTTGGAGACGTACAAAAAGTATCCAATGTAGATTATTTTGCAAAATCAGTGGACAAAGAACTAATAAGAGGGATGTTGAGACAATTATTCCTAACTCGTAAAGGTGAAAGGGTAATGAACTCTTCTTTTGGTCTTAATTTAGATGATTACGCCTTTTCTCCTCTTGATATAACAACATTTGAAATTTTAAGAGCGGATATAACGACACAAATCAGTATCTTTGTACCTTTCTTTGAAATAATAAAGCTAGGTATATTTGAATCTGATCCCACTATAGCAGAGAATGGGTTGGTAGTTAAATTAACGGGACAAATACGAAGTAATAATCTTATAGATCCCTTTGAAGTTGAGGTAAACATAGGATGAGTTTTTCAGGAACTGTAGATTCAGATTTTATGAAACTAGGTAAGATACCAGAGAATAGAAAATCTGATTTTATAAATTTTGCTGCTGTTGATTACGAGACAATAAAACAATCTTTGGTTGAGTACATAAATGCGGTGTACCCCGAAGATTTTAATAACTTTTATGGTTCGGAATTAGGGATGATGCTAGTAGAGCTTGTGGCCTATATGGGTGCGGTAAATTCATTTAAGGCAGATACTCTAGCTAATGAATGTTTTTTAAATACAGTAAAAAATAGAAATAATCTAAGAAAATTACTTCAACTTATAGGGGTGTCCTTAAAAGGACCATCCTCTGCGTCCTCTAGAGCACAATTAACTTGGAATGAGTCCACAAACCCTACAGACTCCCAAGTCTCCGCAGTATCTTTCTCTAACCAAAATAGAGTTGTGACAGTAGCTTCTCCTGAGGATGGGAGCCCCGTAACATATTCCCTATATAAGCTAAATTCAAATAATGAAGTAGTAAATATAGAAAATAGCGCAGACTCTATAACAATAAATGGAGCAACTGATTCTGATAATAGTCTAAGCTCCGTGTACTCTAATTTAGCATTATTAGAGGGTGCTCTAATCTTAGAGACAGGAACATTTGGCTCCATTGATCAAGTAAAAACTATAGCTTTAGGTGAAGGTCCTGTAGTAGAAAAAAGCGTTAGAGTGTATATTACAGCAGATTCCACAGCAGATCAATCTGCAACTGGAACCTATACTCAAGTAGATAAGATATTCTCTGCCTCGGGTAGCTCTGATAAAATCTTTGAGGTGGCCTATTCTAATAACTATAACGGTGTTGTTATTTTTGGGGATGGTGCTATTTCGCAAGCTCCTCCTCATAATGCAACTTATGCTGTAACTTATAGAGTTGGTGGTGGATCCAGAGGAAATTTAGTAAAAGAATCTATAAATGCGTTAATAATAGGAACCGATGGAGATGATAATTCCCTTAGTTGGAGAGTAGAGAATATAAGCGAGATGACGGGAGGTAGAAACGGAGAAACAGCAGAACAGGCTAAGAGATATGCTCCTTATACTTTTAAATCCCAAGATAGACTTGTAACTTTAGAAGATTATATAGCATTCGGAAGTAGGTTCTACAGTGCTATTGGAACGACTGCCAAGGTAGCAGCAGTTACTAGGGAGGGCTTTTCTTCTGCTAATATAATTGATTTATTCGTATTAGAGAAGGCTACCGACCTACAACTTCAAAAAGCGTCTCCAACATTTAAAAATAATCTACTAACTGAAATTGATGCTAAGAAGATGCTTACTGATCATGTAGTTATAAATGATGGAGTGATACGGACTTTAGATTTAACAATAAATCTTAGATTAGATAGAGAATATCGAGAAATAGAAGAAGAAATTAAAAGAAAGGTAACCGCACAGGTACTAGACTTTTTCTTTGTGGATAATATGGAATTTGGACAAGAATTTCTTAAAGTTGAGCTGGAGAGAAAGATATTCCAGCTATCAGAAATTAGATTTGCAACAATTGATAATATTGATGATATTATCCCTGTAGATCATAATGAAATAATACAACTTAATAATTTTAGTTTAGATATAGTGTATCTCTAATGTCTAAAAGAAGCGTAACAGATAATTTTACTAAGTATACGGGAACTCTAACGAGACCCACAGCGGGAAGTCCCGAGAGAATCCTCCCAGGTTCCCAGTCCTATTTTAAGAGAAATTACTTAGATGCTGTAAAAATTATTACGCCAAATGTGTACTTTGACGATGATATATCGCTTAGTGGGGTTGAGGTTACCGAAGTAGACCAGCTAATTAACTCACATATTTTAGCTGCTGATTCTTCTGCTGTTATATACGTATCCTCCCTTCCAACCGTAGAGTATCTTAGCTCCGTCAGCGCAGTGGGTGGTATTTCTAAGTATTTTGTGAAACAGAATAACCTTACTTGGGTTTCTCCCATGAGTTTTGAGAACAAGATACTTCAAAAGATAGGAAAGACTTTATCTAATTTCAGTTCTAGTGGAGATTTGTTAAATTATATATCAGGAACTTTTCTTCCTACAATAGAGCTAGAAAAAAATGATGGAACTCCTGGAAATAATCTAGCAACAACAACAGCTTCTGCGTTCTCTAACGATAGTTCAGGAACCCATAAGTATTTAATAGATAAATTATCATGGCTTTACTTTCTAAACGCCCCAGACCCAGCAGGAGCTAACGTAAGACCTTCGGGGTATTCAACCTCGGGTGAGGTTGCAACTCTTCTTGCTAAAAACCTTTGGTTTGGGGAAGTTATTGGTTTAGATGATTGTTTAAAGATATTTGAAAGATATTTGTGGAGTAATTATTATTCCTTCTCGTCCATTGATGAGCGTATTTTACCTGAGAAATACAGAACTTCTGGTTCTGATGCTACATCTGGTTATAATGCTCTTTCTTATGTCTCAGGAACACAGCATAGGGATAGATTAGAAACTTTAGTTAGTGTTCTTTATGAGGGAGATTATTTTAATCTAAACGATACTAAAGTTAGGGATTCATTTTCTGATTATATCAGCACCACCTCTTTAATTTCAGATGAAGATTCAGCAGGACCCCTTAATAGGGCATTAAAAGCATTCTCCTTCTCTTTTGCTGATAGAAGTTCAGAAATAAAAGAACTTGAGACCCTTGTTGATATAGATCACTGCCCTGATGAGCTACTCCCTTATTTAGCTGATTTAATCGGGTGGACGTTGATCGGACCAGACTCAACACGACACAGGAATCAGCTCAGACAGGCTGTATCAATTTATAAGGCTAAAGGAACGAAGAGATCCGTCCAGGGCATGGTTGATTCTGTGTTCGGCAGGGACGGAGCCTTTAATATAACCTCTGGGACTCTATTTGATCTGTGGGAATCTTATATTCCTAATATAGTATTTTATACTCTGATGACGAGTTCTAATCTAACAGAGAACGGGTTAGCTTCCTTTAGTAAGGATAGGGCTGACGTTTTGGGGTTGGATAGCTATTCTACTAATTTAGAAACCAATGTTAGGTTAGCTGTTGATAGGATTATGTGGGAATTAGCTAATGAGTTCCCTAATAATTTTATTTTTGGGAACTCATTATTTCCTAGAGTTACATTCTTCTTAGAGCCCCCTAAAACTCATTTACCCGCTTTTCTTCCCCTAGATCAGGAAGAGATAAAATACGAAGGCCCATGGAACAGAACCGAAGATGGTGATTTCTATACGGGATCAGTTTTTAATATAAGAACTTCCCATAAAATAATACCAAAACAAGATCAAAATTTTATTTTTACTTATAGGGATAGGGTTATGCCTATTCCACCATGGGAAGAGATAAAGTATTATTCTAATTGTCAAGTATCTCTTCCATTATTAGAATCTTTAAAAAAGAAATTAGTATGTTTTGGTGTGGATACAAATTCGGCTAATAGTGTTCACTCTTATATTCTTAATAATACTTTAGAAAAAGAAGATGTAAATTTTTATAGAAATTCGTTCCTATTCTTTACAACAACAGAACAAACACCTTTTAATTATGACAAAGTAGTTAATAATACTAGGCCCTATGGGGATGATTTATTTAGGTACTTACCTTTTTGGAGTTCTAAGTCTTCTCATTTTAAAATTTCTTTGTCCGCAAGTTCATTCGATTTTGCTTCTATTAATTTAGATAAAGAATCAAAGTATGCTTTATCTAGAGTAAAAACTCTTGTTAATACGGTAGCTCCAGCCCATGCTACAGCCGATATAATTCTTGACGTATCTTCTGTTGAAGATACTAATATAGCTCTTAGTGCAATCTCTACAATGAAGGCTGTTCTTGGGTTGAGTTCCGTGGCCGTATCTTCTAATGCCTCTGCCACAATACTTACTAACTTTGCTGTTAGTACTATAAATCCAAGAAATACGAGCGTCTTACCAGCGGGTCAACAAACAGTATTTAGAAGAGAAGCGGCTAATAGCTTGAGCGGTGCTTTGATGGGATCTGGAGTAGCGGATATTTTCTTCTCGGCTGCTCCGCGCAACGCTATTCGGAGAAAAAATCATAAGTATTTAATGAACTGGGAGAATGTAGATATTAGGGATGGGATGGGGTCTGCTGGGTATGACTGGCTTTATAGGGCAACACAACTTCCCGTTAACAAAGATGGGGGGAGTTTTTATTCAACAGGTGCAAACCTTCTAACCTCGGGGATATTCTCACTTGGATTCATCCCCAGTAGTTTATCCTTCTCCCCTGTTCCCCTAAAGAGAGATCCTAATAACTTTGGAAACCTTATTGATAATGTAACCATAAGTCCTGTTTGGAACAACTGTCAAGCTTATAATTCTTCCGACAGCTTTTTTGGGGTTGAAGTAAGTACTACCTTTCCTTTGAGGGGATTGTCTGGGGTTGATAGCTCGGCTGCGTCTTCTTTCTTTGGCAAACGAGGCTCTTTAACTGAATTGCAAAGCTTACAACATAGAGTAAGAGAGGCTTCGATCCTACATGAGGCTTCCTCTATAGTATCAGGATATTATAATCCCGATGGGACTGTGAATTCTTCGTGGCCTGTGTCCTCCTCAAAAATACAACCTGTAACAGTGTCCAGTTGGTACGTCGATGAATATAGGGATGTATTAAACTCAATTGCTAATCAATTACATGAAAATACTATTAGTGTTAGTAATTTAAACTATATGGGAGATTTTGCTTTTGGATCTACATTACATAAGTTTTATAAGGAGTGGTTGGATAATTACACAAGAGTTCCTATAAATTTCAACTGGAAATACGATAATCCTATAAATATTATATCTCATACTTATGGTCCTTATATATCCAATAGTGATTTTGAAC